TTTTCGGACATGGGATTGGGATACTTCGTTTCGATGCGAGCAAACTCTCTAGCAAGTCTGCGATGCATGTCTGAAGGCGTCGATTCGAGTAAATCGCCTCGTGAATTTCGTAAAGCGTACTTATCGATAAACACGCTTGCAGCTAATTCATCGCCATTAAAATACTTCAATGATGCCGTAAAGGCCTCGTCACGAGTAAATGTATCCATGTATTTCTCCAGATAACAAACGGTTAGATAACTATAACTCAATGTCCAGTAGGAGTCGATGAATTTACATTATCATCGTGATGTTCTTTACGAGTAGTAAAATCGTTTTTTAATTCTCGCCACTTAGCTCGTAATGCTTGTTTTTGCGCTGCATCATCTTCTAATTTATTTTCTTCCATGCTACCAGCTTGTCCTGCGATTTCAAAATTACTACGTGCAGTATCGACTTTAACCGGAAAAACTAATCCATCACGACCAGCTCTATTTTTCGCTACGAAAAGTCTACCCCAGCCTGTTGCCTTTTCGTGAGACTTACGAGAAATAGAAAGAACAACGTCGGCGACCATCGCTTTACCATACGCTTCTGACATATTACTAAGATCTACGATGTCGCTATTCGATCCTTCTTTATTCGATTGGGAAGCTGTCCATACTGGAATACCTTTCTCCGACGCAAAACCTCTAAGCTCTTCATAAATTAATCTAAGCTCGTGGCGCAATGAATCGTATTGCCGTGTAGACCTCATAATGTCGGCGTAATCTATAACAATCAAATCTGGTTTGAATCCTTTTACATCCAGACGCTCGATGTGAGAACGTACGGTGTAAATCGATGCTGTGTTAGTTGGAAATTCCTTGATAATTAATCTACCAAGTTTCATCTCTTTATACTTCTCAAGTACTTCGTCTTTTCGATCTATGACTTGGTTAGATTCCATATCGCATAGATTTGAATCGTATCTTACACCAACAGCAGTTTCTGAAAGCTCAAAAGTATAGTGTAAAACATTTTTACCTTGTTTCAATGCGTTAGCACCGAGCATCGTAAGAAAATGAGACTTACCTACACCTGTTGCTGCGACAATAACGCCGATTTCTCCTGCTCCTAAACCTCCATTAAGGATTTCCTTGCGATCTAGTTCATCGAGACCAGTCGCAACGCAATTACGCTGCAGTCTCGTGAACCTCGCCTCAAAATCAGTAAAGAAGTCGTGACCAAGGGCCGGCGCCGTACCGACGAGGACAGCCTTACGAATCTCTTCGACGATTGACTCGTACTTCTCTGCCTGCATCTGATCGACTGCGTTCTCCAGCGCAGCCTTGAGGGCCTGCTTTCGGCAGAAGTCAAGGGATTTTTCGCGAACAAATTGTAAATCTCCTGGATCGGGGTTTGCCTTCATCCTCTGGAGATATTCAATAATTTGATCTCTTAAGATCGTATCTGTCCCAACTTTAAGATCATCTCGTATAATCGTGACGAGAAGCTGAAGTGTTGGAAAAACTTTGTACTTTTTTGAATATGAAAAATAACGATCTGCAAGAAACTGTAAGTACTTCAACTCGAAGTAAGAAGATTCAAATACTTCCATCATCTGTTCTGCAAACTTTGCGTCAGATAGCAAAGCTTGCATAATCTTTTCTTGAAAAGATTTACCGTACGTACCGAACGTAACTTTCGTATTCATTTTGTTTTCATTATCTAACATCGTGTTCGTTCTCTCGTTGTTTTGACGATCCAAGTCCGTCTACACATCTAAAAGCGTAAAAAAAAGTTTCGGTATCGAAATCATTGATACCTTCTTTTACTAGGGCCTTGATAAGGCCGATTCTATCTATACGAGGACTGAATGTATCGATGACGTGTTGTACTCTAGATATCTGGTCTCCTGACAACATACTACCGTCAAGATGCACGAGACGCCAATTCCGCTTAAGGTCATGTTCACTCTCCAAGACGCGTCGATAAATACTCGATTCGGAAGAGTGAGCCTGACAAAAATCGACTATCTCTTGCAAAAGAATTTCTACATCATTTCCCAACATCGGAAATTTTGTAGCAGCAGTTTTGAAACCTACACCTTTGATCCCTGGTACATTATCTCCTACATCGCCGCATAGCGCTTTCGCCAAAGCAAAATTGTGAGTTTTTATTCTGTATTCTTCAAAAATATCTTCTGCGGTGAGTATCAATTTTTTGTGAAGAGAATATATCTTGGTTTTATCATCCAATAATTGATACATGTCCTTGTCAGAAGAAACGATAACTTTATCTTCGTTTCTAAAAGGTCCTTCACATAAAAAAGCGACGACGTCATCTCCTTCGCAATCCGAAACATAAATTTGACAGACAGGAACCGATTTCAACATATTAAGCAATGAAACTAATTGATGCTTTTTGTTTTCTTCTGACTCAGGAATATCCTCTCCATAAAACCTATTCAACTTTTGCGCTTTACGTCCCATCTTATATTGAGGATATAATTGTCGACGACGTTGCGATCCGCCGCCTTCCCACGCTATATAAACACCTCTCGGTTGAATTTCCATAATAATTCTACCAAGCGTCTTCATAAACCCAACGCAACCACCCATTTGATAACCGTGGGCAGACATCGTTGGATAAGCGGCCCAAGATCTAATAAAAAGATTAACACCGTCTACGATCAGTATTGGTCGATCAGTCATTAAACACCAGTACTTCCAAGTCCACCTTCTCCACGAACAGTCGTTTCAATTAATTCTGCTTTTTGGAAGATGGCTTGAAAAATAGGGAAAAATAAAAGTTGTGCAATCCTATCGCCTTTTTTAACAATAAATTCTTCCTTACCTGCATTATGAAGAATGACCTTCACCTCCCCACGGTAATCAGTATCAATTAACCCTGGGTCATTTAGCACTTGGATACCATTCTTTGCCGCTAGACCTGAGCGAGAACAAACCATTGCACCAAACCCATTTGGAATTTCAAGCTTGATCCCAGTACCGACAACGATCCTTGATCCAGGTGGAATGACAACATCATCAGTCGACTTTAAATCGCAAGCCGCAGAACCGGGTGTTTGATATTTCGGTATTTGAGAATTATCATCAGTTAAGACTTTTACCCAAATAGGATTTGTGAAGCGCTCACTCATCTCCGTCTCCATCGTCTGTAACGTTATCGTCGAGCTCTGTAGAGTCAACAGCGGGGCCCGAAGTCATAGTTAACGCTGCATCAATAACCTCCATGATAAATGGACCATGCGCTGAATCCTTCATCAAGGCACCAAACTCCGACTTATAAAACTTTTTCTCTACGACGACCTCTCCAGTCTTCTCATTGACGACGCTAAGTTCCTTCCAGGCACCTTCACCAGAGATATTAATAGCAAGACCTTTTCTCTTCACTAAACCATTCTCCTTGCAGTGAGCCCTACATTCGTCAAAGAGATATTCATCCTCTACGATGCCTTTACCAAAGATGATATCAAACTCACATTTGCGAAAAGGTGGCGCGACCTTATTCTTTTTAATAGTCACCGTGGTATGAATACCAACAGGCATACCGTTCTTGTCTTTCACTTGGTTTCCACTACCAAGTCGAATACGAACAGAAGAATGAAACGGAATAGCTCTACCACCGGGCGTAGTCAGTGGATCGCCGTGCATCACACCGATATTGTCTCTAATCTGATTGAGACAGAGCAAGGTAACGTTGTTCTGACCGATTACGCCAGTAATCTTACGCATGCCCTTCGAAATTGCGCGAGCTTGAAGACCGATAGAATTCTGCTCATATTCTCCATCGAGCTCGGCCTTGGGTGAAGTTGCTGCGACCGAGTCCCAGATGACGAGAATAGGAACGTTCTTTTCGATGATTTGCTTCGCCTTGAGAATGGTCGACTCGATAATGGAGAAGACCTCTTCGGTACAATGAGAATCGCAATAAACAAATCGCTTACGAACGTCGATGCCCATGTCAGCCAGTTTCTGAACGGGAGTGGCGTTTTCGGTATCGATGTAAACGACGAGACCACCCATCTTCTGCGCGACCTCGGCGGCATGATAAGCCAGGTGCGACTTTCCTGAAGAAGGTAAACCAGAGATCTCGATAATACGACCCTCAGGATATCCACCACCGAGAGCATTCTTGATAGCGTAGTTCAACTGAATTGAACCTGTATCGATCCAGCGCTTAACAATCGTTGGTGCATCCATCTCCGACAAGTTAAAAGCGATTCGCGTGCCAAATTCCTTGTTGATGGAGGAAATGAGGTCCCTCATCATATTGTCGACTTCGTTCTTCTTCGGAGTTGATTCTTCTACTGATTTTGCCTTTGCCATGTGTCTATTATCCTCTTCATAGGGCACATAGTACAAACGCCGGAAACCTATTTGATTCCCGGCGTTTGCGTCTCAAATTGACGTCACTCGTCGCCCATCAAGTCGGCGAATGCGTCGTCCAGCGACTGTTTCTTAACAGGAACAGCATCATCGTCAGCTTTCTTCGATTTCTTCGCCGGCGCAGTTGCCTTCACTTCTGCGACGAGCTCGTCGAGAGCATCGCTAGTCGGAGCAGGACCTCTGGTCGTAGGAGGAGCAGAGATATCCTCAGTTGCGCCTCCGTTCAACCAGTTGTTGAGGACTGCCTCAATCTCCTGAATCGACTTGAGACGATACATATCGTCGAGGTTTGGGATCGCATTGAGCCAAACCTCCGACGTCTTTGAATCCTCATGTAACTTCGTGGGTCGACGAGCAGGATCGACGGTCGTGTCGTTAAACTGCTTGCCTGGTTGCTTCGTTATCGAAACCTTCAAGTCGAAGCCCTCCGTCGGAGAGAGGATGTCACCGACCTCCTCATCAAGGAAGAAGCCAAGCATCCGTTGGTAGACTAGCTTGCCGAAACTCCAGATCTGGACGCCCTTGTCCTCCTCGCCGCGGACGATGACCGGAGCATAGCAACGCATCTTCGGCTGCAACTTCTTAGCAAGAACTCTGTCGTCCGGTTTACCGCTACCGTACAGCTTGCGGATCAAATCGTTGATTGGATCAGGCTTACCGAACTGGTTTGGAGCCAGGATACCAGCATTCTCACCGATGTAGTAGAACCATCTCTCCATGAACGGTTGCCCATCAGGAGCGTTCTTCCATGGTAGACATCGAACCTTGTGCTCTCCTAGACCTGGCTTCCACAGCTGGACCGAAGAGGTCTTCTTCACACCGCTGAGCTCTGCAACGCGACGCTTAATTGCTTCTAGATCAATTGCCATTTTGTTTTTTCCTTTTCCGTTTCCTTATTCCATACCCTGTGGCAGGAATATGTTCCTGCACCGTGCAGGTAACTGTACCTTACCACAAACCTTATATTGTGTTCAACGCTTCTTTTCAGGTCCAACCTGGTTTCTTACGCTTGTGACGCTCGCCTCGGGCTCCCGGACCTTCGGCGTCTTTGCCTGTGTATCCGAGAGGGGCAGTGAAACCAACGATCGCGCCTGTTCCGCTGAACTCGTCCAATTCATTTGATGATTCTTCCTCATCCGAATCCTCGTCCTTATCCTTGTCTTTTTCTGCCTTTTCACCGGGTTTTGGCGTGCCAGGTAACTGGTTAGCGACGGCTGGATTAGCTTGAACTTCCAGTAGCGCTTCCCTGACATACCTACGTAGCAAGACGTTCATGGGGATAAGTATATCTCAAGGCGCCCAGTCACCACCAACTTTTTCTTGCATGGTGGAGATATAGTCTGCCGTCATCGTCGTAAAGACCAAGGGACTCGTCTTCAAACAATATGGCTTGTTCTCGTCGAGGACAAAACCATCGTTGAGGAGGATGGAGAGGTATTCGTCCTTCTTCAACTTCAGACCAAATGCCTGGCACATGTGGACGCTGCGCTGAGGTGTCGACATGTACTGCATCTCCTTGTTGTGCTTGTAGAACTCGCCAAGCTTCTCACGGTGCCAATCGGAATCCTGCGGGACATAGTAGTCTGTCACAGTGCCGTCATCGTTCGCGAGGCCGACCTTGCCGATGTCGTGGAAGAGACAACTAATGATGAGAGATTCCTTGGAGACCTGCCAACCGTACGCCTTCGTCAGCTTCATCGCATTGGAAAGGACTCGAAGCGAGTGTTCGCAAAGCCCACCGGGATAAGCAGCGTGGAACTCTTTCCTGCTAGAAGCCGGACACAGGGCGAGCTGTTCGCCGAGGGCATCAACCATCGCCAGGGCGGCTTCCGACCGATCCCCTAGCTTCTCGCAGAGCGATCGAAACTTGTCAAAGTTGGCTGTAATTTCTTCGGGCGTCAAAGTCATAAGGCCACAGTATTACACCGTGGCCCCATTGTTCACCCAATTTTTAGGTAATTTTTATTGACGATTTATGCGATGTTGTGATGTTGTGATCTTCGCGGCGTCACATTCCTGCAATGCGAGCCATTTCACCTAACATTCTTGCTAGATCTGCAGCATCTTTATGATCCAAAGTGATGCCAAAAGATGCACCGAACTTTAACCTTACTGAGTAAGGTACAGGTCCTTCTTCGACCGCAACATCGAACATCTCATTTGAGTCTGCATCAACAACAGAAAGGCTGCTATCTTCTTTTAGAACAACCTTTTGAACTTCTTCTTTAATAATCCTGCGAAGTTGATTAGCTGTAATCTTCATTGTTTCCTCTTGCGTCTGGGCGACCTGCATAATTATACCCAATTTCAAAAAAAAAAAGACGTCAGATTTTTTCTAACTTGAGCGGGAACCTGGCATCGTAAAGCGGCACTTCGACCGAATCTATCGCCTCCACGTCGCCCAACCTATCCCCCCGGACGTCGAGGATCAGCGCGTCGTGGAGGACGAACAGGGGCCGCACGCCGTCCGTCCCAAGGCGGTCCATCACCGACTTGAAGCCGAGGAGAGACACGTCAACCCCGGTGCTCTGCGCGAAGGTATTGACGAACAAGTGGTCCTGCGGATCGTCGAGGTCGAGGAACCGTCCGTGCTTATTGCGAATTTTACCAATCTTTATAAATTCTTCTTTTAGACGTTTACGCAGCTCGACAGTTCCAAAGTAAGATCGCACTTTTGTTACGAACTCATTTAGTTTATGGTTAGCGATACCCAAACGTGAGGCCAATGCATTTCGCGAGGCACCATATAATTCGCTAATAACAGCTATCTTCGTAGCCTCACGGTCGATGGCGCCTCTGAATAAATCTTGTGAAAGAGATTCGTATAGGTCTAGTGAATCCGAAGCCTTGCCGCTTTCTGCTAAAATAATACGCGCTTCAAGAGCACTAAAGTCCAACGAGCAAATGACGCCATCTGGAAAGGTCGATTTCAATATTTTTCTAAAGGTTTTTTTGAGTGTCAGAATGTTCGGTCCACTATCGACCGTTAAGCGACCAGTTCTTGTTGCGAACCGATCGTATACGACGGGTTGTAAAAAACCGCCCGGACCGGGTCGAAACGTTTCAAAAGCTCCCGAATCGTGCTCTAATTCAAGCGCAAGTTCTTTGTATAACCTAGGATCGACCTTCGCCGCCTTGAGACTGCACAACAGCTGACCACCCGGACACCAGACGCTCTTATAATAATCTTTCGGAAGTTCGTCGATGGATTCTGAAATAGATTTTACAAGATTCTTTATGAAAGCTTTGTAAGCTCCTGACGGCATCGTTTGAGACCACGGTATAAACGAACCCGAGGTTAACAACGCCATTGATCGTGTCCATTTTTCTGGCGGCTTTATTGGTATCGTAGCATTTTTTAGTTTTATCAGCGTATCGAGACACAACGGTTTTAGTGGATCAAGAACTCCATTAAGAAACCATTTGTCGGTGGGCACTTTCGATGTCGTCTCAAAACCATCTGACGAGACCACCATGTGTTTTTCAGAACCAAGGATCTTCGCAGAAATACAAAACGATTCCATGCTCTCGTAATCGTACCATAAAAATGTACGACTTGTATCAAACTATTTTTTTGGTTTTTTTCCTGCAGCGTGGCTCGCACGAGCGGCGGCCGCTTGCTGTGCGTCTTTTGCGGCTTTTTCATCGGCGGCCAACTGGTTGAGTCATTTCCACTTATTCACCATAGACTTCATCGGCGGCCTTGAACGCGGCGGCCTTCTTTTCATTCGCTGCTTTAAGTGCACTTTCGAAATCTTTTAGTTTTGTGGTTAAATCGTTGTCGCTGAGTGTCCTACCATAACCATCGTAATAGCATAAGGTCCAGTTCGTCATATACTTTCCTTGACCAAAACTATGCTGTAGCTGTGTTACTACGTAATTGTTGTCGAGCGTCGTGTTCGTGTCGAAGTCTATAAAAAAATGTTGCGCTATGGTGGCAATGGGACAGCCGGCGGTTTCCATCGACAGCTGAGCAGGATAAAGAATCATAGGAAAATTGTACTGTTCTTGCGACAAACCAGTCGTCGCTATTGAATTCTCTCTTCTTTGAGAACCACCTTGCAACGCGATTGTTCCTATTAGTCCATCTGTCTTTGACTGCAAATTAACGTTGCTTATTAGACTGCCTTCGGTTCCTATTTGAATATACGGAACCTTGTTGCCCAAAAATTCGATCAAGGCATCTTTACCTCTACCTATATTAACCGCAATATCTTGTCCACCAACACTATACTTGCCAGTTCGTGGATCGTACGTCATATTTCCAGGAAGATCTCTTACTTGTTTCGCATTAATCGCTTGCAGATATTTTTGATTATCGGAGTTCGGGTCCGAATGTTCTGATGACGTAAAAAAATAAGTACCGTCTGCGGCAATACGCAGTTTTTTCATTGCTGAGTCAAGAGGATTACACGTTCTATCAAATATGTGTAATTTGACGATCGTTTTTATATTTCCGTCTGTAAAACGTTGATAAGAAGGCGTATTATAGCCCGCCGCAACCTGACCCGCCAGCGAAAACAATAGATCCTTCGAACGGGCACCCGTCGTAGTTATCTTGGTCGAAATATTATAATAACCAACTTCTAATTCAAACACCAAGTTCGGGTTGATAAATTCGCCGCCGTATTTACCTGCCCAATTGTCAAGAGATTTATTGAATGCTTGCTCATTCGTGGCGGGTTGTAAGCCTTCTTCTTTCACGTTGAACGGTTTATAAAACGCAGATTTTCCATAGCCAGGTTGTCTTGGATCACTAAACTGATCATTTATTAATTCAAACATCTGGGATAAGTTTATCGCGTCACCGCCGGACGCTGCGATAAACTTATTGAATGCTTCTGTAAAGATCGGTACGTTCATTGGAAACTCGGCGATATTGTGAGAACTTATCGGTCCACAATGATTATTTAGTTGATAAAAAATAACCTGGCATTCGATAGGACACTTTATTCTACCGTCGTCGGCAGTGATATCTGATTTAGTCCAATTAAATTCATCTGCTATAGCGTACAATATCGAAGGAAGGCAGAACGAACTAAATAAGCGACCAAAACTGACATGACTTGCTCTATTAATGACCTTCGGGTCGGCCATAGTAACATCGAAATAATTTAACTTGCCATCTTCTTCCAGTGCAAGTGGAAATAAGTTTTTTATCGGGGGGCTCGCAGCAGCAATAACTGAATGAAAATTAACAACATCATTTTTTTCTATCGCTGGTAAGAAAGGATCTTTTTCGTTTGTCAATCCTGCTAGTTTTTTCCCGACGAAGTTTCTACCTTCGTTTTGCAGTAGTGCATTGGCAGTTACTGCTTTCTCAAGGTCATCAAGAACTTTTGTGGCTCTTTCTTTATTAAAACTACTACCGCGACCACTTACGCTAGTTTGTAAAGCAGATTTTACACTTTGCACAGCCGCCCTAAATTCCTTAATTTCTTCTTCTGTACTTGGAACTGTTCCAGCAGCTGCGCTGGAGACGAACTGCGCCATTCGAATCTCTTGTTTGGAAAACCCGAGCTTTGGATTTCTTTCTTCTCCAAAAAAACCAGCGTCTTCTTTTATAGATTGCAATAGATCATTTAATGAATTTTTTAATTGTTGTATACCGTCGAATGTTATGGGAGTTTCTTGTATTCGACGGCCACCTCGAGCAGCAAGGGTTAATGTTACTTCGCAACCACCGTCTGCCGTAAAACTAAATTGTTGATTCGATATTCCGTAAGCTTCTCTTACAAGCATATTTTCGTTTATTAGTTTGGCGTACAAATCATCGTTGCCTCTATTACGTGGCGCAAGCATTCCGTAAGTAATCCAAACTGTCGCCTTTGAATATCCGTCTGAGCCGCGAAAAAATTCCCCCATTTCGACAAGACGTTTTCGATCGTGAACATGTAACTTTATAGATGCGTTGCGTTTTCCATAAGAACCCGCACCGGCCATTTGAACCGTTATGCCGACATCTTTTATGGTCGCTAACGGTAAAAATGGTTTAGCGTCATTTAATCTAGCTTGTCCTGTCGAGTCGTTTTTACGCAATGCACCCATGTCTACCAGGGTTTGTGGCGTAGTAAACATTTCCATGCCAAAAAAAGCTTGATTTTCGCCACCGCCCGGGAAATTTTTTTTCTGCGGGTCGGGTTTATTTATATAAGCTATTGATTTGTCGGCTTCAGTTAATTTGGAATAATCTGCTCCTGAACCCACCAAAAACCTATATAGCGAAGGTCTTCTAATATTTGTTGTGTTGTTAACCGTAGCGACGGGTAACTGAAATTCGACGTCGCAATATGGCATTAATTGATTCGCAAAAGTAGGCGGCATCGCAGTTAGATAAAGCTTTAACAACTCAGCATTGCTGGTCGTGCGCGATAACATCGGCGCCCTTATGAAAACCATAGAAAAATCGATAGGCGGCGTATCGGGAGCGGCACACACTTCTCCGAAATAATTTCTTGGTATATCGTTTATGCTTGGTAGGGTCGGCGGCGGTGCGGGCGGCGGCGGCGGGGCAGGTTGACCTCCTGCTGGCTTCTGATTCGATTTTGGGCTAGTAGGAGGATTAGCAGGCTTGGGAGGTGGCGGTGGCGCAGGTTTTGCAGGGGGTTTTGGCGGGGCAGGGGCTGGCTTGGGTAAGTCGCAGAAATATGGCGTATAAAGTGCCGCAGAACTGGCGATGCCGCAAGGTTGAAACACGACGTTATAAACTCCTTTTATCGCGTTCAACATCAATTGTTGTGGGAGACTTAGGTCGTTAAGGCCGCTCGGCGGCGTATTAGGCAGTTTATTTTTTAGTTCTAAAAAATATTCTCCAGAAAAATATCCCGATATTATTTTTTCCTTGAGAAATTGATCGGCTTGTATTGAAATAGGTTTGGCGTTGCTCGCCGTACTATTACTAGCGGCCGCCCCTGTACGAGCGTCGATCGTGGCATTACCAAAACCGTCAGCAGGCGAAAGATAAGAATAAAAATCCGTAATTTCGTCTTTAAAATTGGGCACTATCCAACTAACCTTTCAACGGTGTTGAGATCTAACACGTTAATTACGACGCCTGGCGGTACTTGTAAACTCCAACCAATATTAGAGGCTGCTGCAAGGACCCACCAGTATCTACCATCACCATAAACTTCGCCTGCTATCGTATCGAGTCTGTCTCTTTGAGTCACTATCAATGTTCTATCGGGCACGATAAACCCGTCCCTCATGGCCGCACGAATTCTTCGTGTCGCCAGTGCGACAGATAAGCCCAATCCTCCTCTACCGATGTCGTCTCGCGTGTATCTACTAAATGCCATAATTTCTCGCTAGTTTATTACAGTTTAAGGTACTTTTCTTATTCCATGTCGATAAGGACCGAGGGGATATATCGGCGCACGGTTATAGCCTTCGCTGTCCAGACCTGGTGCTATATCGTGAACAGGTGTAAACGCTATCGTCACTTTGCACATCTTTGGCGCTTTTCTTTCAATGTCGGTCGTGTCCCACGTAACTTTATCGTACCAATCGAACGACAACGAGTCGATAAATCCTGCAATTCCTTTACCGCTAGTCGATTCAAAAGACCTGACGATCGCGTTGTTCGCAGGTAACATAAATTCAGTTAGGGCCAATCCGGCGGCTTCGGTGACTTCGGCGGTGGTTTTTTCTTGTTTCGCTTGTGCGTATTTTTTCTTGCTCTCTTCGTCGAGTTGGAGGAGTGATGTAGGGATATAAAAAGACGTTTTGTCGTTGTTGTATTGTGTCTTTTGGGCGTCTGTCGCGGTAGAATACGTCTTAAATTTTCCCTGGACGAGGGTGATTTGTGTATCACCATCTTTAGTAAATGTTTTTTCTATTTGAAAATAAATAGGTAGACTTTGCGTAC